TCGAAGCGCGTCTTGGTGATGGCCTACGAGCCTGGTGTAAAAATTGTAGATAAGGAGGAGTTGAACAAGTTGAATGCCGACCTCGAGCAGATTGCGTTTTTCGTGATTCGCAGTCAGTTCATGCAGGTATTGGAAAATGGTTTATTCCACGCGGACCCTCACCCGGGGAACCTGGCCCTAAACTCACAGGGTCAAATTGTATATTACGACTTCGGTCTCATGATGAAGATCGACCCCATGTACAAAGAAAACTTGTATCTATTACTTGAAGCTGTATACAAAAAGGATCTCGATAAGATTTACACCATGATGATTGAACTCAACATAATCATTCCCACGGGCGACCGTGCGTCGGTGAAGTCATTCATCAAGTTGTTCCTGAATTACGTAGAATCTGTAGATTTAGATAAATTAGATGTAGAAGAATTGAAGGCCATGGAAGACGACCGACCGTTTCGCTTGTCGACCATGTGGGTCCTGCTGATCAAGTCCATCTACTCGGTGGAGGGAATCGCCAAGACTCTCTCGGACAGTATTGCACTCTCGGACGTGCTTGAGCCGTATTCCGAGCAGATCCTCGAGGAGAGTGGACTTCTCAACATAGCATTCTCCGACATTCAACAGACCGCCATGAAAATACCAAGTTCCATACAATCCATCAAGAGCACGGTGGATGCGTTGGAAGCCAGTAACATGCGCGTGCGACGGAGCATCACCGACAACGAAAAACTTTTATCGAAGAACAAGAATCTTCAACAGAGTGTTTTGGTGTTGGTGGTTTCGACAATGTTGGGAGAACAAGACATCACCCACGTATTTCAGGTAATCTCGTTCATTCTTTTTGTGTTCAGTCTTCGTCCTTGATGAGCTTGGGCTTGGCGAACTTGTCAGCCTTGGCCTCAAAGAAAAAGTCCAGGAGATCCTTCTCGAAGTCCTTGCGCTCGGCGTATAGGTCGGTGGATCGCTCGAGTTCCTCGGTGATAAACTTGACTGCGTTTTTTCGACCCTCCACGCGGCGGTCTTTGCGATTCTGGAGGAAAGTCTTGCGGCGGTCCGACAGCTTGCGCATGCGACCCTGCATGCCCTCCGGGAGCTTAAAGGGTGTCGATGATTCGGCACAGATGGTAATCATTGTTACTCTTAACGGAGATTTATTTCTTTAACAATTTTAGTAGTCGAATGTGCGACAAAACTCACTGGGTAATTCCACAGGAAATGATACAGGTGGATGAGACCCGTGTATTAGGTAAAGGTAAGTATGGTAATGTATATTTAGGTAATTGGTTAGGAACTCCCGTAGCAATAAAACATTTTGAAGAGCACCTCCCCTTGGAGATAAAGAAAATGATTCAACGTGAATTTAGCACTATGACACGAATTCACCATCCACACGTGTGTCAGTTACTTGGATATACCGAAGAACCATTTCAAATTGTTATGGAGCACTTTGTCAATGGAAATCTCCGCGAGTATATTGACAGAAAGCCCCCTACCCTGGTCGAACGAGTTGGTTTCATGGTTGACATTCTTAGAGCACTAGTATATTTGCACTCGCGCAAACCCGAGCAGGTCATTCACAGAGACCTTAAGCCTGAAAATCTTCTTGTGTCCAAGAGTGGCAAGGTGAAGATAGCCGACTTTGGTTTGAGCAAGATTCTCATTAGCGATCAGACACTTTATTCTGATGGATATCGAGTAGGGACTAACAGGTACATGGCACCGGAGATGCGTTATGGTGAACTTTACAATGAGAAGATTGATATCTGGTCTCTCGGCGTGATCACTAGGGACATCTTCAATGACTTGTCTATTCCACCGGAAATTAACGAAACCATTAGTCTTATGTTAGAAACAAACTATAAACGCAGACCGTCTGCAGAAAAACTTTTAGATTTCTTTTTAGCGTATCACAAGAAAGTCCTCAATGAACGTCCAAAGACATCGTGTTGTGGTATTTATAAAACAACCCTGTAGATTCTCTTAGTGTCCTTGTCCTCTGTGGACAAAATCTTGAACTTGTCCGTCTTGACGATCTTGTCTCCCTTTTTCGTCACGAAGGATTTCATGCGCTCGACCTCTTTCACGGGCATCTTGCGTGCATACTTGAGCGTCATCGACTTTCCACCAATCACAAACACCGTCTCCATCTGATATTAAAAAATAAAATTATAGATTAAGGAGAGGGATGCGTGTTAGCCCAAGGGCTTTTCAGATTGATCCTGATCACGCCATAAGCACGATATCCCTGGGTATTTCTGTATATCAGAGCTACGAAAATAGAAGAACCTTAAAGTTATTAAAGAGGATCCACAGATATGGTTTCGTGCAGAACTTAAAGAATAAAGGTGTCGTGAGATTAGATGGAAGTTCATTATCACGACGCGGCAAAACTATTGATCGAGAAAATGGCTCCGATAGACTACTTTGACGTCGTGGTAATCACACCAGAAAATGCAAATAAACGAATAAGAGAACACGAAACTCGCTATTTGTTTACCGGAAGACGGTGGTTTTTACTTTTCATAGAAGAATATAAAGATTATAAAAATTTATACGACTTCAATGAAAATGTTGATGAATCTGGATGTGTATGTTTTGGAGATCTAAATATGCTTGTAGAGTTTCTATATGATGAAATTAAAGAATATGAAAAAGATAAGGATGAGTTTATGAATTGGCGTCTTGTGGATTCACCGCCGATACAAATTCCTCCAGAGTATGAAAGTAGCGTTTCACATCCTTGTTGAATCGCTTATCCTTTTTTATTTTTTCCTGATCTTCGTTGGACCATAGCCACGCGAGGTTGGATTTTGAATACTTAGTGTCCCTTTGATTGGGTGTGGGCTTGCGGGGTCGGATGATCTCTTTCTTTTTCTGTTCAGGTTCAGGCTTTTGTTGACCTATGTAAGCCAGTGCCTGCATCACCGTATCGGCAAGGTCGTCCTTCTTTTTATGGTTATTAAAGAAATCAAGCCAAGAAGAATTAAGTGAATTCGTCGTGACCCATTTGCGGGCACGTTCGATGGCGGTGTTCTTTCGTTTGATGTATTGCTTTCTTCCGGGTCCGACGACATCTGGGATCTTATATTTAGCATCAAAAACAATTGTGTCTAAACCACGCCCGCAGAAGAATCCATGCAGGTAGTGTTCGATAGCCTTCATCTTCTTGTTTCGGTCCGGCTGTCTCTCAATCACGACGGTCTTGGCATCCCTTAGCCACTCCCTCCTATCCAAATGTTCTTTCAGAGCGGGCAACAGCCCACCCTGCCTCTCTGAAGGAACACTTGCAACTTCCCACTCGATGATTCGCTTCGTGTCGAAATCAATAAAACACATTGCTAAATTCTTAATTCCCACATCTATACTTATGATCATCTTATTAAAGAATAAGCGATCGTCTTCTTTAATTAAATGGGATGATATGTTGTTGGTGGTGTTGTCATGGAATTGATTCACAGATCTTACACCTACCATACAAATACGACGCCAAGGTAGACCGCTTTTCTATGATGGGTCAGTTCTGTTCGTGGGAGTGCATGAAAGCGTGGAACATGGATAGTAAAAATATTCGCGCTGCGGAAATAAATCAGTTCATTACACTTTACAAGAAACGTGTAGTGGGTAAAATTACAAAGACTAAACCTGCACCTTCTCGTTACGCATTGGAACTTTTTGGCGGAAGCATGAGTATAAGCGAATTTAGAAGTGGTGCAAAAAACGTATGGATTCAACTACCCAACAGCAATTATTATCCTTTGATTATCAATAAATATAAAGAAATTACATCTAAAGAGAAGAGAAAAGAAAGTATTATAATAACAGAAGAATCCAAAATTGATGATATAAATAGTTCAGAATCAACTACAGATGATTTAAGATTAAAACGACCGATCCCACTCAAGAAAGCAAAGAATAACTTGGAGACTCTGATGGGATTAAAGAAGAGAATCAAAGAATAATAAATGTGGTATGAACCAGAGACAGAATATGATATCCGTTTAGTCAGCATGGATCGATTAATGATGACACCTGCGATAATTAGGGCAGTGAAAAGGGCTGGCGTCAGACTAAAGGAAAAGGATTTCGAGATGGATCCTTATCCGGCACCGACACCGCTAAGGGAAGACATAGCCAAGTTGGACTTTTTCGAGGGAACGCCGGTGAGGGTCAAGGAGCAGGGTGACTTTTACAGCATCGTCGACGGACGTCACCGGGTCGCGGCGATGCTCTGTAAAAAATTCAAGCAGATTTCAGTCGAAGTCGTTTCTGATAATTAATGTCACGTTATACTAATATGTCTTTGTTCAATGCTATTAGAAATAGAAACGTCAATGCCACAAGGAAACTCCTGAACAATGGTGTAAACGTCAACCAGGAGGATAAGGAAGGAAATACGCCTCTGTACAGAGCGTCTGAGATGGGTCACACGGAGGCGGTGAAGTTACTTTTGAGCAAGGGTGCCGATGTCAACAAGGCGAAAAAGGACGGAGATACGCCTCTGACCATAGCGTCCTATGAGGGTCACACGGAGATCGTGAAATTGCTCTTGGCGAAGGGAGCCGACATCAACAAGGTGGATAAGGATGGTGAAACAGCTCTGTATGTGGCTTCCGAAGGAAATCACTTTGATATTGTGGAAATGCTTAGAAAGGCAGGTGCCAATGTCAACAAGGCGGACAATCGCGGACGGACGCCTCTGTATGTGGCTTCGAGGGAGGGTAATGTGTCGTCAGTAAGAGAATTGTTAAAATCCAAGAACGTCCAAGTGGACAAAGTGGATAAAGACGGATGGACGCCTCTCATGATCGCATCCCAATTCGGCGCACCTTTGTGCGCAAGGGTGTTATTGAAAGCAGGCGCCAACGTTAACAAGGCGAAGCCGGACGGAGTTACAGCTCTTCACGTTGCCTCATTCAATGATCAAGAGGATGTGGTAAAAGAGCTTTTGGCTGCGAAGGATGTCGATGCTTTCAAGAAAAATGAAGATGGAAATACCGCACTGGATGATGCAAAGTCCGAAGCCGTTAAGAAACTACTGAGGAAAGCCATGGGACTTGCGACCCCGTGGAGAAACATGAACAACGAGCAGAGACGGGGTATGAAGCCCATTCTCCTCAAGCGCATGATCGCCAAGGGTTTTAAGAATGGAAAAAATGCGACCTTCACCGAACCCATCATATATGCGAACTACAGTTACAGAACTTTGAAACCTGTGAACAACAAAAATAAAAATATTACTTCATTCGGTCTGGTGATCGATGACAAGAACAATGTCAAGTCTATCCTTGATTTGGAAGGGGCTACGCGGGCTATGAGAAATGTCCGCGAGAGAGCGAATCGCGAGGGAAAGACGGTGAAGCAGCCGCTGCCCGGTGTCATATTCGAAAACTGGTCTCTCGTGAATTTCACTCCTGAGGAATACTTTAAGGTGATGAAAGATTTGCAGAAGCTAACTGCCATCGCCAAAAGCGCAAGGACCCGCAAGAATCTTAAATCTGGCAGGATGAATCGGATCGAGAGAAATCAAAAAAAGACCGCTAAAATCGCAAATCTTCGATCCATGATTCGAAAGACACAGGGGGAAATAAACAATTTAATGTAACTTCTTGTGCTTAGCGATGAAAGCCTTCTCTTCCTTGGTGAGGCTCTTATTTCTCATGGCAACCACCTGCTTGAACAGAGGGTTTCCACGGGGTTCGTCCCACGTGCCGCGCATGGCATAGTACTCGGCGGTCTCTGGTGACTTCCAGGCTGGCGTACCATCCTTTAACGGGATAGCCTTGTGTGACGTGGTGTACCGGTATCGTTTCTTCTCAGCATACTCGGGGTCTACCCTCGACCACAGATCGTAGTCGCCGTAGCCTGCCTGTCCAAAGTAGATGGTTTGACCCTTGGGTGACTTGGCCATGAACTTCTTGACTGGGTAGGAGCTTCGTTCGACCTTCGCCATATATAATTTCCCAGGATAATAATAAGAATGAATCTTTACTTCATCGCATTTCTGATTGCTCTGGTGTTCATCATCAGTTACAAGCCTGGTTCCGGAACACTCCAGAAGTGGTTCGGCGTCAAGGAAGGATATGGTAGTTACGAAATGATGGAGGAGCCCGATGTCATGGCGCCTAGTTACAAGGTCACCAGCCGCGACGAGATTAACGCGCGAGAACTGGATAATATTTTTGGCATTCAACGATAAATGCTTAATTCTTTCATGAACAAGGAAATGATCTTGATGGCGCTCGTGGCTTTTCTTATTATCGCGACTGCATATCTTTATATGGAGACCCGTTGGCTGAAAACATCTCTTTATGCCCTCGAGGATGGTATTCGTACCCCCGTGGCTCCTGACGTGGAAGAGGAACATAATAAAGAAGAGGAACAAGAAGAAGTAAATGGATCAACAGACGCATAAAGCGATCACTGTCCTAGTTGCACCTTGTGAAGAAGAAACACGATATTTGACTGTGTGTGATAAGAGGTGGGACGACTGGACATTTGTGACTGGAGGATGTAGAAAACGCGAGATTGGATGGCCAATCCGAACGGCGCTAAGGGAACTCGAGGAAGAAAGTCGTGGTGTCATAGCCATTTCAGAAGGTTTTTATAGATATTTTTATTTTGAAGATGCCGAAAATCCAGGGATCATCTATCATGTGTTTGTGATTGAAACCTATATCCCCAGGGAGACACAACTCAATATGGTGGAGCGATTTAATCGGGAGAAGGAAATCACGGAAGAACGCAAGAGAAATCGTCAGTCTATCCGAAGGACCTACGACGAGAACAAGTACATGTCATTTGACACCATGAAAGAGTTTCAATCTAAAGCCAAGTGGTCGCTCATCGAAAATCAAGTTTTAGCGAATGACGACTTCCATCGCGCGCTGAATCCCTCGTTTCCAAAAATCCCTTTTAATATAAGGAGAAACAGATGCGAAAGTCAAAACAGGAACGCATCACCGAATTGAGGAATCTATTGGATCTTGATCCCGAGGATATCGAGTCCGAGGAAGCCAAGCGAATTCAGGAGCTCACGGAAGAAGAAGTTGTAGGCGAGATCTATCTTCTTAAAAAATATGGACCCAAAAAGGACAAAGACGAAATGACAGTATACTGTAATATGATGTAGGCTTAAAAACAAAAAACCATAGTAATCCAGAAGACTTCCATGAGTTTCAAAGACGAATGCGAGCGACTTGGATGGTGGTTCCGAACCAAACCGGCCGGAACCATGATTACTCACACACTGATGAACGGATCTGGCGTACTTATCGTCCCCCTTCAGCAGCGCGAGAGATTTTACGAAATATGTATGAAGTGTCTATCAAATCATGAAAAGTTATTTATGGTTGAGCAGACCAAAAGTTCGGACAGATTCAGAATGTTTTTGGACATCGATTACGTGACGAATGAAGACCAGGGCGCAGTCACCGATGAATCGATAAAGCGGTGGGCGATTCATCTTTATATGGCCTTTCCGTCACTGGGTCCGGTATTGGTTTCCACGTGTACCCGAAGACAGGGGGATGATTTCAAAAATGGTATTCACATGTCGTGGCCTCAGGTGACCGTCACAACAGCTTCTGCGCTGAATATCCTGAGTCGAATAACCACCGCCCTTGTTGACTACGACGCCGACGTTCCATGGAGTACAGTTCTGGACAAGTCCGTTTTCAAGACCGGTCTAAGAACAATCTGGTCATACAAGATGAAACGGGACACCAAGGAAATTGTTATTCCTTACGTTCCAAGATTCGAGGTGACCAAAGATGGCGTAAATGAAATTCCACAGAAAAATCCATCGGCATCGTTGTTCGAGCGCTTCTCCATTCTCCCTCATGGGAACGAACGTGATCACTTTGGTGGAAGTGAGACTATCATTTCGGGGGCAAGTACAAATGACGAACTTCTCAAGTGGATTCAGGGTATGTACCCAAGGCATGACGTGAAGCGCATAGACAAGGTCATTCCAAAGAAGACTCACTGGGTCATCGCAACTCAGAGTAAATATTGTGAATTCGTCGAGCGAGAACACAAGGGGAATCATGGTTGGTTTCTAGTCGACAAAGAATCCAAGACCGTACTCTTCAAGTGTCACGACGAAGATCACAAAAATCGCAACGGTCACAAGTACATGGTCCACCCCAGAATAATAAAATATCTGCAAGGATTAAACAAGGTATGATTACTATTCTTCTCATCATAGGATTTTCTATTTTATTCATTCTAGGACGGCGATCTACGTACGCTAAACCGTCGAGTCCGAACTTGTGGAAGCC